TTGTAGAAGTATTTGATGAGATAGTTATTTACAGTTCAAATACTGATGAATTTATTGATGAATTGTTTAGTAGGTACCCAAAACAAAAGATAGTTATATATCCTGATCCAGCTAGTAGGCAACGCAAAACATCAGCAGGTGGAAGAACCGACTTAACTATATTGCAAAATGCTGGGCTTAATGTTAAATGTAAGTCTAGTCACCCTTTAATAAGGGATAGGATTAACGCTGTTAATTCAAAATTAAAAAGTTTTGACGGAAAGCGATCTATATTTATAGATCATTCTTGTAAAACACTAATAAATAGTTTAATGAAACAAGTCTATAAAGAAGGTACAAATCAACCAGAAAAAAATAATGGTTACGATCATATGACTGATGCACTAGGTTACGCAATAGATTATTTATTTCCAATTACTTCAAACTTACCTAAATCAACACCTAAGAGATTTTCATAATGGCATACACAAGACAAGACATAGAACAACAACATCAATTTTATAAAGGTATGATGCCTAGATGGGAATACTTTATAAGAAGTTATTTAGGTGGTAAAGAGTTTCAAGATGGTAAGTTTTTACAAGCATATCAATTAGAGTTAGAATCAGAATATTTTAAAAGATTATCTTACACACCATTAGACAATCATTGTCGTAATGTAATAGATATTTATTCATCATTTTTATTTAGAGTATTACCCACTAGAGAATTAGGTGCATTAGAACAAGATGCAACAGTTCAATATTTTTTACAAGATGCTGATTTAGAAGGAAGATCATTTAATAGTTTAATGCGTGAAGCACAAACTTATGCAAGTGTTTATGGACATACTTGGTTATTATTAGATAAGCCATCAACAAATGTAATGACAAGAGCAGAAGAATTAGATCAAGGAATAAGACCATATCTAAATATTTATACTCCAGAAAATGTTATTGATTGGAATTACAGAAGAAATGAATCTGGTTACTATTATTTAGAATATTTAAAAATTAGAGAATCAATAGATCAAAATGGTGAGTACTATAAAATTTGGTACGAGGACAGAGTTGATTGTGTTTTCTTATCAACAAATAGTAGAGATGAACCTAAAATAACTCAAACATTAGAAAATCCAATAGGAAAAATACCAGCAGTTATTTTATATAATCAAAGATCACCAATGAGAGCAGTTGGTATTTCTGATTTAACAGATGTAGCTGATTTACAAAAAGCAATTTATAACGAGCTATCTGAAATAGAACAAATTATTAGATTATCAAATCACCCATCATTAGTTAAAACAAGAGATACTGATGCTGGTGCTGGTGCAGGTTCTATAATTGAAATTCCTGACAACATTGATGCAAACTTAAAACCATACATATTACAACCAAGTGGAAGTAATTTAGATGGTGTATTAAAATCAATAGCAAATAAGGTTGATGCAATAAATAGATTAAGCCACGTAGGTTCTATTAGAGCAACAAGCGAAAGAGTTGCTTCTGGTATTGCACTAAGAACTGAATTTGAATTATTAAATGCTAGATTATCTCAAAAATCAAAATTGATGGAATTAGCTGAAGAACAAATTTGGAGATTATATGCTCAATGGCAAGAAACAATATTTGATGGTGAAGTTAAATATCCAGAAACTTTTGATATTAGAGACTGGGCAACAGATTTAGAATTATTACAACAAGCTAAAGCAAGTAATATTAAATCATCTACTTTCACTAAAGAACTAGATAAACAAATAGCTAGAACTGTAATTGATGATGATGAAAAGTTAGTAGTAATAGATGCTGAAATTGAAACTAACACACAAGCTCTTGGAGAGTTTCCACAACAACCAATAACATTACCTACAGTTTAATGTGGCACAAGATATTCTACAACAATTACAAGCCATTAGAGAAAAAGCTCTAGATAATTTAGAATCACAACACAAAGAACTATTATTCAAAACATTACAAAGACTAGAACAAGAGGTTGTTAATATTGCTTCTGAACTTCCTACTAAAACTGGTGAATTATATTCTACTAGACTTGCAATAGAAATTAGACCTAGATTACAACAAGCTATTGAAGAATTTTATTTAACACCAGTTAATACACTAATAAAAGATTATGATAAGATTGCCGCAACAATAGTAGCAACTTATGGAAAACTTCCTATTCCACCAGAATTTAAAAATATAACCGAAGCTGATTTAGTAACTATTCAACAATTAAAGAAAATAGTATTTACTAATTTTCAAAATTTAGGAAATGAATTAACCAATACTTTAGCTGGTGAAGTTTATCAATCAACATTAGTAGGCAGATCATTTAATGAAATGGTTAATACTATTAGAGAAAAGATAAACGGAATATATCAATATTCTGATAACGCTAAAGCCCAGCAGTTAGTTGAGTATATAGCAAATAACCCTAATGGACCAGAAGTAACGACTGCTATAGACGAACTAAAGCAGACCTATGGGCGAACTACAACGGGTGATAGCTTTGCCAAATATGCTAGTTTATTAGTAACTGATAGCATTATGGGTTTTGATGGACAATTTGCTAAGTATAGAGCAGACGAATTAGGTTTAACTAGCTATTTATATTATGGTTCTATCATAAAAGATTCTAGAGATTTTTGCAGAAAACACGCAGGTAAAGTTTATACAGAACAACAAATTATAGATATTTGGAACAATGATACTGGACAAGGTAGAGATCAAGGAAGTCCATTCATTGTCAGAGGTGGATATAATTGTAGGCATAGTTGGCAACCAGTAGATCCAGACTGGGTTGATACTGATGGAAACTCTACTCTTTAATCTTGCATTTTAACAATCTTATTGATATTTAATAATCTTAACAATATAGAAGGAGTAAGTTATGAACGAGCAAGTTAAAAAAGACTCGGTTGAGAAAACAGCACCTCAGGAAAAAGCTGGACTAGAAGTTTCTGAAAATCAAGAAACAGAGAACAAAGTTTTTACTGCTGACCAGTTAGAACAAATAGTTCAAAGAAGATTAGATCGTTATAAAAAAACTGTATCTAATAAACTTGATGGAATAGATCTTGAAGAAGCTAAAAAGTTAATTCAAGAGAAAAAAGAAAAGGAAATAGAAATCGCTAAACAACGAGGCGAGTTTGATAAAGTTTTAAAAGAAACAGTATCAAAAAAAGATGCAAAAATTCAATCGTTGGAATCTGAATTAAAAAGGATTCGTATAGATGAAACATTAGTAAATGTAGCAAGTGGAATGAAAGCTGTTAAACCAGCAGAAGTTAAACAACTACTTAGAAATAATGTTAGACTAAATGAACAAGGTTCTGTTGAAGTTATCAACGAAGATGGAACTCCAAGATATTCAGAAAAAGGCGAACCAATGTCAGTTAATGATTTGGTAGCAGAATATTTAAAAAACAATCCACATCATGTGATGGCTACTCAAAGTGGAGTAGGTTCACAAAGTAAGATTGGTGGTTTAGCACCTAAACCTATAAAAATTGGTGATCTTGATTTAAGCAATCCGAATGACAGAAAATTATACGCTGAAATGAGGAAACAAAGAGATCAAGGTATATTTAAAATGAAACTAACAACTAAACAAAACTAAAAACTATGGCAAACGAAACAACATCAAGTACGCTGGACGAGCTATTTGAAAATATAACACAAGAAGCAATCTTTACATTTCAAGAAACATCTGTAATGAGACCTCTTGTAACAACTTATCCAATTACTGGATCAGGAAAAACAATATCAGTACCAGTATATCCTACTGTATCTGCAACAGCAGTTAACGAAGCTACTGATTTAACTAATACAGCAATTAACCCAACTGAAGCTAATATTACAGCATCGGAAGTTGGCGTGATGACTACATTAACAGACCTAGGCAGAGATTCTGCATCTAGAAATGTTGGTGCTGACATTGGTGTATTATTTGGTAACGCAATCGCTAAAAAAGTTGATACTGATTTAGCTGGATTGTTTGTATCATTTACAACAAACGAAGTAGGTGCGGCGGCAGCAGAACTTGACGCAGACTTAATTTTTAAAGCAGTTGCTAAATTAAGAATGTTAAATGTTCCAGCTCCACTTTACGGAGTATTCCACCCAAGAGCAGTTTACAATTTAAAGAAAACATTAACTCAAGCTGGTTATAACACTTCAGCTAATGCACTTTCTGACATTGGAAACCAAGCATTAAGAGATGGTTTCATTGGAACTGTAGCTGGTGTTCAAATATTTGAAAACGCAAATATTACTCCAGATGCTAATGATGATGCTTATGGTGCAGTATTTCACCCAGCTTCATTAGGTTTAGCACTTAAAGAAGATTTCAAAGTTGAAACTCAAAGAGATGCTTCTCTAAGAGCAACTGAAATTGTAGCTTCTATCACTTATGGTAAAGGTGCAGTTAAAGAATCTTATGGTTGTGCAGTAATAACTGATACTACTATCTAATTAAGATAATCGGTGGGGTGTAAAAGCCCCCACCATTTAATTATGAAACAGATAGACAATCCAAAAACAATTCTTCATTTTAAGAATAAGGATTATGTTTATCGTTATGTGCTAGTAGATAGGTTTAAACACACATCAACTACACATTATGGATTTGATAAAGACCTAGAGAGAACAGAAGCAGAAATTTTTGCATCTATTTCTCCTAGAACATTAAGAAGAAAATATATTATAAAGGACTAACTATGGCTAATTTCTCTACTGATACAGATTTAACATTTTACCAACCAGATATTTTAACTTTTGGAATAGCAAATTTTACATCTCCAAATGACTATCACGCACAAGCAAGAGCAGATATTGAGAGAGAATTAAGAATTAAATGGTTTCCAGTTTATTCTAAAGAAGTTTATAGAGATATAGCAATACTTAATACAACAGAAATGGACCCAACATTATTAACAGATGCACAATTTAAAAGAGCATCTGTATTTAGAGTAATAGGTTTTTATGCGTGTCCACAACTTACTAAATTTAACTCAAATGATAATCCAGATAGATTCCAAGTTATGATGAAACATTATCAACAAATGTATTCTAGTGAAATTGAAGATATACTTAGAGATGGTGTTGAATATGATGCTGACGATTCTAATACTGTTGCTGATTCAGAAAAAGCACCTTATCATAGATTAAAACTTATAAGATGATTACTATTGAAAGTAATATTCTACAAGTAGTAAATAACTTTGAAAAACAAGTAAGGGAACAACCATTAATAGTTAAAAAATCTTTAGGAAGAACTGCTGAATTTTTAATGTTCTTAATTAAGAAAAGAACAGCTAGAGGAAAAGATTTTAACGGAATGGATTTTGCAAAATATACTCCTGAATATAGAAAAATAAGAGAAGAAAAACAATTACCACTTAAACCAGATTTATTCTTTTCTGGTAAAATGTTATCTAATATGACACAAAAATCTACTCCTAGTTATGCACAAGTTTATTTCTCATCAATTAGAGAGGGATTAAAAGCTATGGGTAATCAAAGGAAAAGAAAATTCTTTGCAATAGGTGATGCTGAGGCACCATTACTTAAAAACAAATTTATGGAAGAATATAACAAACTAAGTAAATTATGAGTAAAAGAGAAAATATAGCTAGTAATATAATAACTACAATTTCTACTGGTACATCACCAATAACAATTAAAAAGATTACTAGAGAACCTTTTAATATAGACGAATTATCTGAGCAACAATATCCAGCTTGTTTTATTCAAACTGGTAACGAAATAAGATCAGATGAAACAATGACATCAAGTACAATTACAAGACAAGCAACTGTTGATTATGTAATTATTGGTTTTGTCAAAGGAACACCAACAAATATTGACACAAAAAGAAATGAATTAATTTCTACGATTGAAACTAGACTAGATTCTGATAGAACACGAGGTGGATATGCTAAACAAACTCAAATAGTAGAAGTATCTACTGATGAGGGAGTTTTATTTCCAATAGGTGGTATCAGAATGGTGGTGCGAGTTATGTACCAATACACATCTGGCACACCTTAATATAAACAAACAAGGAGAACAAAATGGCAACTCATACTGGTTCAGAAGGAACAATTAAAATTGGTTCTACTGTTTTAGGTGAATTAAGAAGTTATACGCTTGAACAAACATCAGATACTATTGAAGATACTTCAATGGGTGATTCTGTAAGAACTTATAAAGCTGGTTTAAAAGCTAGTTCAGGTTCAGCAAGTGTATTTTTTGACGAAGCTGATGCTGGTCAATTATTATGCACAGTTGGTTCATCAAT